GAACACTCCTTAGAGAACCTCCAGATGCTCTGTTTGGACTGTAACAGGTCCAAGCACGATATGACGGACGAAGAGTTCAGGGCGCATCGCGAGAAGAACCCCAAACAGAAGCCCCCAGGACTCGTCTTAGCCGATTATGGGATCGACTATAGAGTTCTCAAGGATACTATGGGAAGATTTAGGACGCAGTCCTTGTTCGTTGAGACTTGGAGACGCTCTCCCCATAACGATCTACCCCCCATCTTCTCTCTTAAGGCAGAGGAAGATCAAGACGGTATTATCTCCCTTAAGCGAGTCTACCTTGATACGGGAGATCCTACGGAGTATCGATTCGCTTCCGGGCTGTTCAAAGATACAAAGCACTGGGCGCACCTTTGCTCTCTCGGATGGTTTAAGCCTTTCGTGGAGAGATGGAGATTCGAGCTACGGGCTCGCCTTAGGTCCCAGGCAGTCGATTCGCTCATACGACTTGCCGACGATAACCTCAACGCCATCAAGACCCTCGCCACCGAGGACTACCTCTACATTTCTTACGTGGATATGGAAGACGGCAAGGTCCCCGGTAAGAGAGGTCGGGGCCGTCCCAAGAAGCAACCCGTCGACAACAGTCCTACTGAAGACACACTAGCAGATGACGCAGCGCGGATCGGCCTCAAAATTTGACGAAATCAGGTTCGCGGCTGAGTCCGATCTCCTGACGTTCGTCCAGTTGGTGGCCCCTAAGCGACTGATAGGGGATATCCATAAGGAGCTTATCTCGTGGTGGACAAGACCGGATGCCTTGACTCACCAGCTAGTTCTCCTTCCCCGAGGACACCAGAAGTCTACGTTTATTGCTTATCGTGTGGCTTGGGAGATTACACGCAATCCGGCAGTCACAATCATGTATCTGTCAGCGACTGCGGGACTTGCCGAGCAACAGCTTGGTTTAATCAAGTCTATCCTGACGTCGACGATCTACCGGCGTTACTGGCCGGAGATGGTACACCCGGATGAGGGTAAGCGAGAGAAGTGGTCCGTCAGCGCGATTAGCGTAGACCACCCGCTCCGTAAGGAAGAGGGGGTCCGTGACCCCACGGTCTTCGCAGTGGGCCTTACCTCAAACGTCGTGGGCTGGCACTGTGATATAGCGGTGCTGGATGACGTGGTGGTTCCAGACAACGCCTATACGGAAGAGGGGCGAGCCAAGACCAAGAATCAGTACTCCCTGTTGGCGTCCATTGAGAACCCCGGAGCCCGAGAGTGGGTAGTGGGTACTCGCTACCACCCGGACGACGTGTACGCCTCCATGATGGAGATGAACGAAGAGGTATTCAACCAGGACGGGGAGCTTATAGAAACACGCCCCGTATTCGAGATCTTCGAGCGCCAGGTGGAGGATAAAGGCGACGGTACAGGAGAATTCCTGTGGCCCCGAGCCCAGCGGTACGACGGTAAGTGGTTTGGATTCGACACCGCCGAGCTGGCCCGTAAGAAGGCGCAGTACCTCGATAAGACCCAGTTTTATGCGCAGTACTACAACAACCCGAACGTCGGAGAAGAGTCCGGCATCAACCGAAGCCGATTCCAGTACTATGACCGAAAGATGGTCAAAGTTGAACATGGGCAAGTCTTCGTACGAGGCAAAAAGGTTAATGTATTCGCAGCTATTGACTTCGCATTTAGCCTGGCAAAAAAGGCGGACTACACGGCGATAGTCGTAATCGGGCTCGATGAAGACGGGAACATCTACATTCTCGACATTGACCGTTTCAAGACGGACAAGATCAGCGAGTACTTCGAAAGGCTCCGAAATCTTCACGTTAAGTGGAACTTTCGGAAACTGCGAGCTGAAGTTACGGTGGCCCAGCAAGCCATCGTTAGAGAACTTAAAGACCAGTATTTCAAGCCTTATGGACTTGCTATATCCATCGATGAGTTCAGACCGACCCGTCAAATTGGTAGCAAAGAAGAACGGATGAGGGCAATCCTCCAGCCCCGTTACGACAATATGAGCATTTGGCATTACCAAGGGGGCCATACGGCATCCTTGGAAGACGAGCTTCTTCAGGCCCATCCACCGCACGACGACATCAAAGATGCTCTTGCGGCGGCTATTGACGTATCAGTCCCACCGAGAGGCATGGGGCGTAGAGTCCGAGACGACAACGTGATTTACGATTCCAGATTTGGTGGAGTAGCTTAATGGCGGGACGCAGAGTTCTAAACGTCAAAGAGGATCTGGTAGTCCCAGAGAATCTGGCGTCTATGATTTCCAACCAGTACGATCTGTGGAAGTCGGCAAGGATTAAGTGGGAGCACACGGCTTCTGAGGTGCAAAAGTACGTCTTCGCAACGGATACCCAGACGACCCCTAATGCCCGCCTTCCGTGGAAGAACAAGACCACGCGGCCTAAACTTTGCCAGATACGGGACAACCTCCATGCTAACTATATGGCGGCTCTGTTCCCTACTGAGGATTGGTTTACTTGGGAACCAGCAGACAAGAACTCCACAGATAAGGATAAAGCTATCGCCATTAAGGCGTACATGAAGAACAAGCTCAAAGAGAGCAAGTTCGAGGAAACAGTCTCCCGATACATCTACGACTATATTGATTACGGTAACGTATTCGGAGATTGCGAGTACGCTATCGAGACATATAAAGACGTTAACGGTGAGGAGAGACGATCGTACATTGGCCCCAGAGCCGTACGTATATCTCCGTATGATATCGTATTCGATGTCACCAGTCCTACTTTCGAGCAAGCCCCAAAGATCACGCGGGCGCTCTTGACGCTTGGCGACATCCATAAGCTCATGAAGATTGACCCTGTTTGGTCGCAGGTCGACAGGGCCAAAATCGACAAGATCGAAGATAACCGTCGGATGGTTCAAGGGTACACCCAGCCCGATGTCAAGAAAGCAGAAGGACTCGTAGCCGATGGCTTTTCTTCCCTCTATCAGTATTACACTTCCGGTCTCGTGGAGGTTCTTGAGTTCGAGGGGGACATATACGACCTCGACACCAAGACGTTTTACGAAAACCACATCATTACAATCATCGACCGAGCCTACGTCATCCGCAAGGAACCTTTGGACACTTGGACTGGTCGGTCCACTAAACTGCATGCCGGTTGGCGTCTCAGGCCCGACAACCTCATGGCAATGGGTCCACTCGACAATCTCGTCGGGATGCAGTACCGAATCGATCACCTTGAAAACCTTAAGGCCGACGTTTTCGACCTTATCGCATATCCCCAATGGAAAGTTAAGGGGTATGTTGAGGATTTTCGCACAGGCCCAGACGAACGAATCTACATGGAGGAGTCCGCAGATGTCGAGGCTCTACGGCCCGACACCACGGCTCTTAACGCCGATCTCCAGATCCGAGAACTCGAAGAGCAAATGGAGGAAATGGCTGGTGCCCCTAAGCAAGCTATGGGCATCCGTACTCCTGGCGAGAAAACGGCCTTTGAGGTCCAAGCTCTAGAGAACGCCGCTGGGCGTATCTTCCACAGCAAGGTGGCTCAGTTCGAGCGTATGTTCCTCGAACCGCTGCTGAACAACATGCTTGAAGTAGCCCGTCGAAACATCGATACGGCAGAATCTATCCGAGTTATCGATAATGACATCGGTGTGGTTAAATTTTTAGAAGTCACCAAGGCAGATCTTCAGGCACGAGGGAAGCTGGTTCCGATGGGAGCCCGCCACTTCGCAGCCCAAGCTCAACTTATCCAGAACCTCACGATGCTCTCGCAGACTCCGTTGTTCCAGAGCCCGAGCGTTAGTGTTCACTTCTCTGGTATCCGGCTTGCCAAGCTCATTGAGGATAACCTCGGCCTGTCGCAATACAAGATCGTGGAGCCGAACATCGGAGTTATCGAGCAAGCGGACACTATGAGACTTGCGGCCTCTGCTCAAGAGCAAGTTCAAGCAGATTCTATGACTCCTGTAATGACAGAAGAGGACATCCCGGATGACGACGAAGAAGAGGAGCCGCCAGTCTGATAAAAACATCGCGACTGAATGGTTCTACGGCGCAGATCAAGAAGAACGAGAAAACATCGAGAAAGCTTGGAGAAACTCAACTTACATTACAGATATCTTGAAAGGAATCATTGATAGAAAACTGGAAGAGCTAAACCAGGACAGACTCGACGATTATAGTAACCCGAATTGGCAACTCGTAAGAGTTGATAAGAATGGGCAGATTAGAGCCCT